TTTATACAGTTATCTAATAACCCAGAAGGTAATATTGCTACATTTGTTAATCTAAATGCTTGAGTAAGAGATGTTAAAGCTGTACAGTTATCTAAAAGATTAGCTGGAATAGCTGTTATAGATGTTTGTGAAAATGTATTGTTTAATGAATCTATACTTTGACCTGTGTCTAAAAAACCATCAGGTATTGAAGTTATACCTGTATTGTTAAATCCATATGTTATAGATACAGGAGTTAGGTTGTGTAAAAGATTATATGGTAATACTGTTAATCCTGAACATAATCTAAATATTTGATTAATGTTAGCTAAAGGATCACAACCAGTTATTGGACCATTTGGTATTTCAGTTAAATTAGAACAACCATAAAACGAATTATTTAAAGTTGTAAATCCTACATCCCCCCACTGAATAACCTTAGTGATTAATTGGTCAATTGAGGAATTATTATTAATATAAAACCAAGGGAAAGTTCCTCTCACTTTAATTTGATATGTAGACGCTGATGCATATACATGTGTTAAATTTGCATCATTATAAGTACTAATTGTTTTCCAACCAGAACCATCACCAAAATCAATTTCAGAATCATATGTTCCTACATTTCCAGCAGGAAAAGTAAAACTTCCAGAAGGTAAATTCCATTCAGTTACAAATTCATTTGATTCAATAGGTGCATATCTATATGGATTGATTATATTCATTTTATATTTATCTTGAATATTTAATTGAGATTTAATTTTTTTCATTATTAAAACATGAGACTATTCATTTTCTGGATCAATATTTATCCATCCTGAATCAATATCGGGTTCTTCACTAATATCAACCAATTCTATCATATCTTTACCATTTTGGTCATTTTGCCATATCGATAATGCTTTATCATGAATTAACTCCAATAAAGTTATTTCTTTTGGGGTTAAAGAAGCACCATCGATTTTTCTATTTAATATTCCAATTCCTAATGTTAAATATTTCAATTGTTTTGTTTTCGGAAACACATTCGTATTTGATAATTCTTCTGCATTCCTAATTGCAATTATTTGTTCATCTAATGACCTCTTTATTGTTTGATATTCAACTCTCCATTGTTTTAAATTAGGATATGTTGGATGATATTCTGTTGCACCACTTCCCGGTCCTTCTAATATTCCCAACATATATAATCTTGAATCGTATTCGGGAATTATAAATGGAACATATTTAGCCAAAAATTCTAAATCTGGGTCTAAGCCATTAACTGGTTGGGTTGGGTCGATATTTGGGTAATTAATATTATGGTTTAATATTTCACCACTACTGATTCTTCTTAAAACACACTGTACTGACATAATTTATTGTTTTTTATTATTTTTATTATTTAAAATTTTAGGTTTATCTGGTCTATTATCCCAAATAAAATCAGGAATAATATTATTCATTAATTCATATTCATATAAATCCCTTTTAAGTCTACATGATCTAACCCAATCAGCAGTATTTATTATCCACTCATATCTAGCAATATCAAATTCATCCCACTCACTCTTTTCTTTTTGTAACCTAAGACGTAATATCTGACCAGTATGTTTATTTTGTTCCCATAAAGGATAATTATTATCAATCCAATCACCAACAGAATTATTTAAATTTTCAATTATTATTTCATTTGGTAATTGAGATAAATAATAATTTTTATAACAAATTTTTATATGTTCTTTATCCTCATATATATCATCACTCCATATCTCATTAAATTTTAATGAATGTGTTCTATTATCATAATTAGGTTTATCCGACTCTATTACATAATAAACAATAAAATCATCAGATAAACCAACAATTGGTTTTAAATCATTTCTTGGATATTTCTTAAATATCCGTTCTTTAGTTATTTTATTATAAAGTATTATATTCATACTTATTGAATTAAATATATTTTTAAGCCAGTACCAGCAGTAATTGCACCAATTTGGTCAATATCAACAGTAATCTCAGAATCAAAAGTTAAATCATTATCTGAAATTACTGGTTGGGTTGCTGCTGTAACAGATGTTTTTTCTCCAGAATCAATAGTAATTTCAGTACTTAATACACTACCACCATTTTTATTTATATCAACAATTAATGTCGAACCACTTGGTGCTGTACTTACTGATGCTATAACATTATTTAATTTGAAATTATATGGAATTCTTAATGTTGTTTTTGTTGTATTAACAGTTAAGTCAGTTGTTTCATCACTAACAGCAAATGAGATTGATGTTGTTCCAGTTTGACCAGTTATTTGATATAACAAATATTCCTTATTAACTAATGAATTACTTGTGAATCCAGAAGAATAATCACCACCATACTCTATATTACCATATATTATAGTAGTTCCAGATAAACTTAACGTATCAACACTAATTTGTTCGAACTTACCATCAATTAATTTTAATTTAGTATTATTTGCCATTTCATTAAAATTCTTTTCCAATAAATACTTAAAGAAAGAACTTAATTCACAATAGATGAAATTTTTTTAAAATAAAAAACCCATAAAATAACTATTTTTCTTTATTAATCCAAACAAATTTTAAATTACCAGAATCATAAACTCTATAATATTTTCTTTCTGTCATTATTTCATACTCAGTCATATTCGAATTAAAACCTTCTTTAATTAATATGTCTTTCCTAAACTTATATCTATGATACCTAATCAATTCATTTTTCTTAAAATACCAATAATTTGGTTTAGTTTTTTTTATTAATTCAAAATTTAATTTATCATATAAATTCCCTTTTGAATATCGTCTATCTGCAAAACTAATTATTTCTTTGGGGTTATATGTTTTAATGAAAAAAGTAAATAATTTACTTGCACCACCAACTATTTGAGTATTTAGTTTATTACAAAATCTATACATTTCATACTCATCTTGTAAATTCTTTTTATTACCTAAAGCAATTCTTTTCTTTCCAAAAGTCATTAATGAAACTAATTCATCATTATAAAATAACCCAATATTAATTTTTGAGTTGACCTTTCCCTGCATATGATTATTTTCGAGAAAATTATTAACTAATTGATTGTTATTTAATAATTGTACATTACATTTACGTGCAAATATTCTTTCATTAAATATTCCTAATTTAGATTTTATAATCGATTTAACAATATTCTTTTTAAAAAACCATTCATCTTCAAAAATATGTAATAGTTGAATGTTATTTTGTTCGCAAACCTCTGTTTTATTTAAATGATATTTACTATCCCGATATTTATCTGAATGCCAATATAATCCATTAAATTCAATTCCCAAGCTATTATCTAACATCAATATATCAATCTCTTTCCCACTTAGAAATTTCCTATCATTCTTAATATAATTAATATTTAGTGTCTGAATAAAATCACTAATTTCATTTTCCTTTATTGTTATTAAATCGGAAATTGGGTTACATTTTGTACAAATATTTTCAATTTTATATCGCAATCTATTGAATAGATTTTGTTTATTAATTTTAAATGTTTGATGTATAGGACATAAATTTCTTATAGTCACATTATCATTTGGTGATGTGACTATATCTTTTTCAGATAAATTTAATTTTATTGAATATTTTTTTTGGTAATTTAACGTAATTGTTTGATTTCTTTTTTTTATAATATTAGAATTTTTATTAGGATTATCAACACCATATTTTTCCATGAATGTTTTTTTCCTTTTATTAACAACCATTTCAGAATGACTATTATGTTCAACACCATACCTTTTTAAATTAGTGTTTTTTATCTTATCCTTAATTTCTTCCGATTGGAAAGGATTATTAACACCATACCTTTTTAAATTAGTGTTTTTTATCTTATCCTTAATTTCTTCCGATTGAAATATATTATCAACACCATACTTATTTTTTATTGTTTGATTTCTTTTTTTTATAATATCAGAATTTTTATTAGGATTATCAAACCCAAATTTTTTTAAATTAGTTTCCCTGACCTTATTTTTTACCACCTCATCTTTTTGTATACATTGTTTCGAACAATATTTTGAAAATCCTTTTGAGAAACTAATTAATTTTGTTTTTTTATTACAGACATCACAGATAGGATTATTAATCTTATGATATAAAATATAAACCTTTTCCTTAAATGAATAATCGTTAATTATTTCACTATGTATTTTATTATATAACAAAGGATGGTTTTTCTTAAAAAAATCATCCCTAAATCTATTGGATATAAATTTATTATCAATAAACAATATTTCATGTAATTCTTTTTTCATTTAGTAAATTTACTATATATTAATAATAAATACAATAAATTCACAAAAAAATAACTATTTTTGTTTATTAACTCCCTCAATTATCTCATTAATATTCAACATATTTACTGTATTATAAGGGAATTGCTGTATCTGTCCACTGATATCAAATTGGTCAAGATAACTAAACTTATTTAATTCTCTCACATGTTCAGCATTCGGTAAAATGTTAATATTTTCTTCGTAACCAAAAATTTCTGGTTTATTACCAATCCAAACAACAGTGCTCTGTAAATCCAAAGCTGTTGCAACATGTTGTGCAAAACTATCAATAAACAATCTTTTCTGACTCAAAGGAAAAACAGCGTAAAGTTCTCTAAACGGTAGATTTAATAATTCAGTGCCTTGAAGTGCTGGTTGTTCGGGTGTACGAAGATGTAATATTCGATATGATTTACTAAAATAATTCACGAGCTTCTGCGCTATTTCAATTGGCATATCTCTGAACCATGATTTCTTACTGTATTGAGCATTTGGAGAGCCACCATGCGTTTGTAATAACATAATTGGTCTACCATCTGGTTTTATCTTATCTTTAGCAATTTCGATTTCTCTAGGGTTTAAATAGATTTTAGGTTTAACACCATCAGGTTTAATACTATACATATCACACCATGAATTTACTAAATGTTTTCTTTGTAATATATGGTCTTCACTATGATAAACTTCGTGTTTAAAAATTTTGGTATCAGGTTTAATAAAATCTGTGAAGAAAAATTGCATCTGACCGAACGTATAAAACCTAAAAACATCTGGGTTGTAAAAAAAACCACCATCCCATGCACATACAACTACAATTTTATATTCTGGATATTGTTTTTTTATTGCTCTAATCACAGCAGTTGCCATAACATTTTTTCCGTGTCCACCAGATACTTCAAATATTAAATATTTATCATTATCTCTTATTTTATCGTCTATTACCATAATTTTTTTGTTACCAAATATTATAAAATTTTATATTTTTTTATAAATACTAGATTTTTCAGTAAAAACTCAAATAACAACAAAAAAAATGGGAAATATATGTTTCCCATTTTTAATATCAATTTTATTATTAATTGACGAATGATAATATATACCATTCATCAAGACCTGAGTCATATACGATTTCAATTGCACCATAATCAGTATTGATTGTTGCAGTACTTGAACCATCAATATTTTTACTATTACCAGCAATATTAATATTATTTGAAAGTGCATCTCCACCTGCATCCTTAATTTTATATGCTTGACCATCTGCTGGTGAAGCAGGAAGTGTAATTGTTATTGTACCACCAGTAGTATTTGCAAGTACAGTATATTGAATAGATGTTAATGTAACACCAGAAGTAATAGCAGTTGTTGCATAATTATTATTATTTTCTCCAAGGGTATTGCCACTAACTTTTCTAACTACACCACCTGAAGTAATAACCATAACATCATCAGTTGAACTTGAACCAGCAGCAACAGAGCTTAATGTTAAAGCACCATCAATTCTAGCTGTTGTACTCGTATCTAAAGCTCCTGTTACACAAACAGCACCAGTAAGATTAATATTTGTGTGACTAAAACTTAAATCATAAGCACCTGTAAGATTTGTATTCCCCGTTAAAGCACCACCAAGACGAACATTCGTACCATTTTTAGTTAAACCATTATTTACTGTAGTAATACCTCCAGAAGTCAATCCAGTTACATATGCAACATCAGGAATTGAACGGTTAGTATAATTAGAAGAATAATCAGCAGCATATTTAACACCTCCAAATGAAGATTCATCTGTAATTACTATACCATTTGTTGTATGAAGAGAAATTTTTAATTCCTCACCACTAGAATTTTGAACAGAAGTATATGTTTCTGCTATAGTTGCACAAACTTTAGAATCATTATATACATAAAAATTATTACCACCATCCCCTAAATCAATAGTAAAATTATTATAATCTATATTTAAATTGTTGTAAATATTACCAGATTCATAATAAGCATTTAAATACTGTTGATTTATTGTAAATGCATTATTATTATATGGATTATTAATTTCTATGCTATATGAATCTTGATTGTCTATTATAACATCTGTTGATAATGTACCACCAAGACCAAGTTCTTGTGAACCACAATCAGTAAGACCGTTTGTTGCACCAGTTATACCACCGAATGATGAAGGAGATGTTTGACAAATTTGACCACTTGTTCCATCAATACAAAGTAATCCACCACTACCAGCAACAGAGCTTAATGTTAAAGCACCACCAATTCTAGCTGTTGTACTCGTATCTAAAGCTCCTGTTACACAAACAGCACCAGTAAGATTAATCGCAGCACTAACAACACCAACTGATGTAGATGCATTAATATCTGTTGTCGTTGTTGAATACATTCCACTTGCACCAGCACAAACAGTGAAAGTATTTATTGGACTTGAACCTATACCAAAACCTAAACAACTACTATTACCACTAATAAATGTATTTTGAATTAAACATCCACCTAATTTGAAATTATTTGATGATTTAACAATACCATTACTTGCAGTTATATAAGTAGTACCAGATACGTATTCCGCATCAACTAATGAACGAGCAACATAACCAGAAGAATAATCATCTCCATATTGAATACCAGCACCATCATCACTATTATATGTTGTGTTTCCAGTAGAAACATTTAAAAAATTATTACATGACCATAATATTATTTGATTATCGTCAATATATAAACCAGAATTCAATGTTTCAATACCCAAATCTTGTCCAGTTGCATTAATTGATGTTGAACCAGTTAAAGTACCACCAAGACGAACATTCGTACCATTTTTAGTTAAACCATTATTTACTGTAGTAATACCTCCAGAAGTCAATCCAGTTACATATGCAACATCAGGAATTGAACGGTTAGTGTAATAACTACTATAATCACCACCATAATAGAAAACACCATTTGTTAACCCACTACTACTTGCAATAATCTTAAATGGATTGCAAACCAAACACAAATGTGATTCTTCACTAACTTCTCCAGCAATTCTTAATTCATTACTATTAACCTGTAAATATATATTTGTTGGACTTAAATCAATATCAGTAAAATTAGTATCATCATATGATTCAAGATAGAAACCCGGGGAAGAAGAATTGTAGATATACATATTAGTATCAGAAGTACCATCACCTGAACAAATATTTATATTTTGGTCACCAGTAATGGTGGTTTCTCCTGTTAAAGTACCACCTAAACGAACTTCATTTCCTGTTGCAGTTAAACCATTTGTTGCACCAGTTATACCACCAAATGATGAAAAAGATGTTTGACAAATTTGACCACTTGTTCCATCAATACAAAGTAATCCACCACTACCAGTAATAGTACCTTTTAGATAAGGAATACCACCAATACTTGTTGTAACACCTGTAAGATGAAGTGAGTTAACATTTATTCCCAATAACTCTGAACCAGTAATTGTTGTTGAACCAGTTAAAGTACCACCAAGCACAACATTACCACCACTTATTGTTAATCCATTTATTGCACCAGTAATTACACTACCACCAGATATTGCAATAGCATTATCCACATATTCCTTATCCACAAGTGAACGAGAAGTATAATTAGTAGAATAATCACTAGCATATACAGCACCAAGAAATGTACTAGAACCATCAAAAGTTACATAATTTGGAGTATACGTAATTGTTGAACTACATGCTGCATTATTAGTTAATATTTGTGTACATCCATCATGTAAATATAGTTGTGTAAAATTAGAAACACCTTGTTGTTGTCCGATAGTTAGTCTTCTATCATCACCACCATAAGAACTGAAATCTAAACAAATACCACAATTTGTTCCACTCCAACCAACTGTAGTTGTTTTAGTTAAAACACCACCTAATTCAATAAGTCCACCTGTTTTTGTTAAACCATTTGAAACAGTAATTGTAGAAGCACTTACGCAAACATCAGTATAATTTTGAGCAGCACTAAGCGTAGTACCAGATACAGCAGCATCCCTATCATCAACATATTTTTTATCAACAAGTGAACGGTCAACATAATTTAGATGATAATCACCACCATATTTTAAACCACTAGTATCATCATAAGTTATTGAACCACCAGTAAAACTATAAAGCAAACCTGTCTCATCAATACCAAAAGTAATTGTTGAACTACCACTTGGTGTTATTTGGAAATTATTAATATTATTAAATGTTACATTATGTAATCCTGAACCACCAATTGTAGTGCCACTTGTAAGCTCACCACCCCACACAACTGTTGTTCCGCTTTCCACGAGACGTAAACCATTTGTTGCGCCAGTTAGTGTTCCACTACCACCCGAACCACTATTGAAGATTTCCCAACCAGCAGCATTACCAATGTTTGTAATGTCTACTAGTACGTAATATGCAGTTTCACCACTAACATAAACAATTGATGCGTTTTCTTTAAATTGGTCAGGTACAGAAGGACTAGGGTCTAATGCATATAATGCAGTTAAGTCAGCTACTCCAGTTCTGATACCACCTCTTACGAAATCACCATCGGCAATACTATATGCTGGGTTATTATTTTCGTATATGTCTGGTCTTTTAATCGCCATTATCGTATGTTTTTATTTTCCATTATTTTATTGTTAACTAAATGCTACACTATTTGCTGTAAATGCACCCGGTAAATTACTCTTATAAACTCTATAATTAAGTGATTCACCATAACTATTTGTCACACTAAGTGCACTATTAATTTCAGTAAATGCACCTAATATCGGTGTTACTCCATCTAAAATAATACTTGTAATAGCACCATAACTTGCTGGATAACTATAATATGTATACTCTAATAAAGCAGCAGTAAATGTATCTGTCATTGCACGACTTGCTAAGAAATTCTTATTTGCAAGTGCAATAACTTGTCCACTAGTTAATGATGTTCCAGTATTATATCCCCAATGTGAAAAATAATTAAATATTATTGATTGCGCACCACCATTACCACTATTATATTCATCAACATATGTAATTCTATAATTAATAGTAGTAGCAGTTGTTGGTATAGTATTATCAAGTGTTGCTGAAATAGTAACACCTGAAGTACTTAAACTAGTTCCAGAAGCCAAAACAATATAACCACCACCATCATATTGTCTTTCAAGTGTCCAATCAGTAATATCAACTAATAACCTATTCGAATTTATTGAACCACTTGGATTACTTATAACATTACCCTTTTCCCTACTGGTTTGAGTTTCAGGACTAATAACAGTTCCACCAAGACTAAGAGCCATTGTTGGTGCTGCGTATGCTTGCGGAGTAACATTATGGGTTGCTGTTGCACTTGCACCAGCACTATCAGTTACCGTATATCTATAATTAAGAATATCTGTATTAAATCTATTTGCAGTATCATCAATATTATGATTATAAGTAGTATCACCAGTTGTAATTGTAAGTCCTGTCCAAACACCTATTCCACCTCTTCTCCATTCTAAAGTAGTTCCAGATACACTAGCACCCAAAGTATTAATAGTGTAACTGAAATTCAAATTAACTGTTTTTCCTGACTCACCAAATGTCACATTATTTCCACTTGAACTTAAATTAACAGTAGGATTTTTTGCTTCAAAACAAGCTAAAATTATCACCTCATTTGCTGTTAACCCAGAAGCTGGAATTGTATCACCGTTTTCATATTTTCCAAAAGTCTTACCAGCATCAATACTCACAATAATATCATCAGTAAATAATTCCATACCACCACTTGAATCAACAACAATTTCATTACCAACTGTTATAACTGATGTCGAACCACTACCTTTAATTGTTCTTACATTTACTGTTGTTCCAGTAACATCCCTATATACTAAACCACCACCAACACCAACGTTATCAACAGTCATTGTTCCTGTACCACCAACAGAATATATTCTAATTTCATTAGGTGTTTGAACAACAGTAGTATCACCACTTCCAACAAGAGTTCTATGTTGAAGAGTTGTACCTGTTTTTTGTTTAAAAACTTGAGCACCACTACCAAGATTACTACCATTGATTACTGATGAAACACCAGAAAAACGAACATAATAATCATCAGTTTCTATTTTTAAAAATGCTGGTGTATTACTTATAGGTGTTCTAAAATTAAGAGTCTGATTTGCTTTATCTGAATATATTGGATTTCCAATAGTTATTGTTGTTCCAGTATCCAAATTACCATATGCTGTAACTGAAGCAGAAGCAACACCACTTGAACCACTCCATGTTATTCCAGTAAAACTATAACCAGTATGACTATTAATATTAGCGATATTACCAAGTTGAGTAGTGACATCACCCTGAATTATATTCCATTCACCCGAACTTTCATCCCAAACCCATGATTTAGTTCTTGCTGCATTAATATATGGTCGTCTAAGTGGACCGTTATGAGTGGGAGAACCTAACTTAATTTCACCTAAATCAGGTGCTTTATCCACATAATACCAATTATAATTTGAATAATAATTACCAGCATCAACGCCAAAACCAGTACCACTTATATCAAGCCATTGAATACTATTAGTTCCTTCAAAATATCCTAAATTTGTAGCACCAGTAATAAAATCACCAACTAGTTGTTGTGATGCAAATTTTTTCTCAATCAAATCAACATCTTGTACTCCTTCTCTCCACCAATATTCAACATTTGTTATACCAGTATCAACAAGAACAGTTAAACCTAAATATCTTTCAGATATAGGAATTGCAGAAATAGCTTCTGTTGTTGCACTATATGCAATATTACTACTATTCAAATATTTTGATTCGCTGGGTTTACCAGCGTTTATTTTAATGTTATCATTTAATATAATTGCCATATTAATTTAATTTAGCTATTTCTTAATTGCATAATTGATGTTGAACAAGTTTGATAATTGCTCACATATATTTTATAGGTTTGGTTACTCCAACAAGTTGTCGTAACACCAGTAATAGAAGTTGTTGTAGGAAATAAATTCCCACCAGCACTAACAACACCACCAATACAACCTTTATTTAATGCATCAACATACCAACAACTCTTTGTTGTACTTGCATTTGGTGTTGCAAACCATAAATAATCATCGGATGTACTATTAAATATTGTCTCAAGAGTTCCAGTACTCACCCCAACACATTTACAACTATATGTACCACCTGTTATCATATCTTTAATACAACATGTTGATGGTCTATTTACCCCTGCTGCTACACCACCACTTGCTACAATACCAAAATACCAAGGATAAACACCACAAATTATTTTTTGACATGTAGCAGTAACACCCGTAGATAATGGTGTACTAAATGGATTACCAGCACTATCATATGGTTGTGTTCCACCACTATAACAAATTGTTGTAGAAATAATATTTGAACCAGATATGACATTTTTCGAACCAAACGAATAAACATTACTTGGTGCATTAATTATACAACAATATGGACTACCAAATGCAGTATAAATATAACAACCAGTACCATCACTTCTACAAGAACATGCTGTTGGTGGATATACTGGATTGATTGACCCGGGATTGAACAATGTTGTTCCAGTAACATAACTAATAGTTCCAACCTCATACATCGTTGTACTTGGATTAAGAGTGAAACTTGATATGCTTGGATTAGTTAATGTTGGATTAAGTGTTGGTACTAAAATATTGTGAAGTATATCTACAACCTCACAATTATATATATCACTTCCAGAATTTAAACCACCAACAGTACATGTTGTAGCAGCACTATATGGATAAACAGTTGTTCCACCTGATGAGGTAGATTCTTTTAATTTAATAACAGGACTAGACCCACTATCATCATAAGTTAAAACAAAATTATTTGACCCACCAGTTGCTTGAATAGGAATATAACCACTATCACCAATAAGTGTTAAACCTGTCGTACTTGCAATTCTAGTTTCACCACGTAATGTTAATGTATCACCACTATGTTGAACAAATTGGTCGTCACTAAGTCTTGGTCTTGCGAAAAATGTCATATCTTTATATTTATTATTTTAGTCTAATTTTACTTAATCTATACACCGTAGTGTAAGTTACCAAACCCGAAGCTCTCACTTCGGTTACATTTATAATAAATACAAAAGAATTGAATTAAAATCTATCTTAAATAAAAAAACCCGTAAGTTTTCACCTACGGGTTTTTTTAACCTAACTATGTTTAACTAAAAACCTAACTATATTAACTAAGACTAAATCCTTGTTGTCTACGAGCTTTTTTCCTTAACTCATTCAAATCACGAAGTGCATTAGGGTCAAATCTTTCCCTCTTAACAACACTTACAAGATAATTAAACTCGTTTTCAGTAATAACCTGACCAACATAACCTTCTGTTTTAAGAACATAAGATTTTGGTACACGTGCAGTTGAAGAAGCATGACCTTCAGTATCAAGGGTAGCATCGAATGTTAATTCAAGAAGTTCTTGAATTTTTTCATACACATTTGCTGTCATATCTGATTTTGTTTTCTTCAATGCTTTTTCAAGCAAATCAATAACATTATCTTGATGATTCTTCTTCATTTCAATATAAGTTTCAGTGAATTCTTGTCTTGTAGACTTATCTTTCAATTCACTTATAATTGCCAATGCACCGTAGCAGTCACGAATCAATATATCCCAAATCTGTTCAGCATAAGTGAATGATGGAAATTTATCAATTGCAACAATTTCACCATCAACCAATATAATTGTACCAATCAAGTTTTTTGGACGTTCGAAGTGAGCAATAAATTGTTCTAGTTTCTTATCATACTTTTCAAAGTAAACATTAAGATAACTTCCAGCACCTGATTGAGTATCTCTACCTAATTTATCAATAGCTGGATAAATATTACCATGTCCACTTATTTGTCCAACAGCATCGAATAACATTTCACGCATAGTTACTGGAATCATACGGAATTCAGATGTGCCACGGAAATGACCACCTTGTGAACCCTGCACACAACCAGCATCATGATAAGTAGTACTTGCCCTTGAAGGAATATAACCTGCCTTTACCATACCATGATTTTGAGCACTTTGCTTTGTCATTACAGCCATCTGAGCAGGAAGAATAACTTCCTTGTTCTCGTTATTAGTAAAATTAATTTCACCATAAGAACGGTTACCTGCTGATAAAGAAGTTAAAGGATTCGCAAAACGAGTATCCAATGAGAATTCTTTGTCAGTTGTAAGACATACTACTTGCATGTTTAATATACTTTGTACTACAATATTACCATCACTATTCTTGACAGGACGGCAACCTTTTAGTAATTCTGTAAAATCTCTTGTATTCATAATATTCGTTTTAAACGTTTACACTTATTTTCTTTGTTCTTTTAACAGGTGCAGCTTCTAAAGCAATAACCTGATTTTCCAACCAACACTTTGTGTCGATTTCCAACAATCTAGCAGTGATTTGTGGCTGCAATGCAACTGGATTATTAATTGCCATTGTAATAACATCAGCACCTAATTTACGTACATTTGAACCAACTTCTGCACCAGTAATTGGTGATATCTGGAATATTGGAACTTGACTTCCAGTTTCCTGACGATATATTGAAATCACTTCATTTGTCAAACCATCATAAGAATTTTCATAACCATCAGTTAAAATGAAAATTGCATTATAAGGATTTGCAGTATTCTCTGATTTAAGTAATTCAATAAATGAACTTGCAATATCAGTTGTTTCATCTTTTGTTTTCACAAAAGTTGCAGAATCTGCTGACTCTCCAAGAACCTTTGCAGTGAAATCAGCAATCGCTCTTGGTGTATTCTTTGACTCGTTTTTATGACCAGTCATTGAATTACTATCATCGATAATAACACCAATATTCTTGTAGTGGAAACCATCGATTTTCTTCTTCTTAGCCAGAACATTAATCGCTATAATCAAATCTTCTGTCCAACCAGATTCATATCCAGTCTTATATAATGCAAGGAAGTCACTTACTTTCTGAACATCAACGCTCTTCTGAACACCTAGTTTCGCAGTACTTTTTGTCTGACGAACTTGCTGGTTTACTGAAGTCACCTTCACGTTCTTACGAATCATTCCCTTTGTTGCTTCTTTCTGAAGGTCAGTGCTCCACATACTATGGTATTGAGGATGTCTTACATTTGAAATCATACCAAGTAAAACTTCTTCAGGAACATTACTAACATCAGTAATGTCAACCTTTGCCTTTTGGTATTCACTCAAAATTGGAAACTCGGTAGCATCGAACATAATATTATCTTCTTTTTTAAATAAGAAAAGTAATAATTTAAACGCTTTACCATTATCCCCATTATAGTACTTTAAAATACTATCATTAAGAATATTCATTTCCTTTTCAGTTCCTATGATTGTTGAATCATAACTAACTTGCTTCTCAGCAATTGAAAGCAAGATTGATGTTTTCTTAATACCATATACATGCTTCAATACTTCAGCAATCTTATTACGGTACTTCAAAGTATAGAACTCAAGATTATTTTGACCCCAAATAAAGCCAAGTATAATCTTCCTCATTCTTTCGTTGTTTACTCTTGCATTTTTCAAATCAACAAATAAACGTAAAACATAAGGAAAACCGTTTTCTTCATTCAAGTTTTTTAATGCAATAAGAATTGCTTTATCACTCAAACCATTATCATACCAATCGATTGGATTCACAATATTACATGCTCCACCTCTTGAGGTATTTTTGAACTCATTCAATAACACCTCAGATACGAATCGACCAGTTGCTCCTTTTTGAGTTGCAATGATTAACGGAAGCTCTTTTGAAAGTCTATACTGACCCATAATGGCAGTACGAATTGCTTTCATTTGCTCGTCTTTGTTGTGGTAATAAGTAGCTGAACTACGACTTCCACTTGCAATCGTCAAACCGTCAATTAAAATTTGCTTAACTGTACTCAACATCTTCTGTGTTAAAACTAAATTTTCCATAGTCTACAATTTGTTAATTAAAAAATTAATACTTGCGTTTGCAATTATACAAAATATTTTCCATATAAATCACATTCACATCAAAAAAAAATGGGCAAGCTCACGATATTATTTATATCGAATTCCCGCCCATTTATAAAAACCATTATTAACCATCAAATGTTAGGTGGTATACCCCGTTTTTTACTAAAAACACTGCACCAACAACCAAAAAAAATCAAGCGGGATATAAAATACTTACGACATTTTTTTTACCGCTTAATAAATTCGGGAATAATTTCAAAGTATTTGTTGTTTATTAAAACATTTATCAAAAAAATGCGCCTTTACCACTTGGCTATATCCCCAATTATCTTTATTATTGGTGGGGATAGAAGGATTCGAACCTCCGAATTACTGTAAACACTTTCAGTTTTCCCTTATACATTAAACCTTTCTAAAGTATGTGGAACAGCGAGGCACTACTGAGAAATAATTTATCGCTTTTGCAGCCTTCAGTCCGTTTTAGAATTCAGAACCGTGTCTCCATTACTTGGTTCTTAGGTTATATTTTAAAGAACTTTAGAAGAAATTTGTTAGTTTTGTTTTTGTAAGTGTCTGATTTACCGTCAAATTTACTGTAAAAACTATCAGTTCTTCTCTTTGTAGCGGGGGTAGGACTCGAACCTACGACCTTAACGTTATGAGCGTCACGAGCTACCAACTGCTCTACCCCGCAATATATTTTTAAAAGGACAATTCGTTTGTTATATTTGTTTGTAATATAGGATTTGAACCTATGACATTCTGCTTACGAAGCGGATGCTCTAACCAACTGAGCTATTTACTGAAATAACAACCAGTTTCCTTTTATATTTTAAATCATTTTAAAGAACATTGTCTAAAAGACTCTGCAAACATAATTCTATTTTTTTTCTTATGCAAGCATTTTATGAAAAAAATTAAAAAAATTTTTGAATAGTCCTGTGCAAAATAAATACGAAACAGTTTTGAAAAAGTTACAAATTTTTATAAAAAATTTAATTTTTAGGTACAACTTGTTGATAATTACGTTTTTTCACAAGCATATTATATGCAGGATTTTCGTTTTTATCCACTTCATCTGGGTTGGTTGACAAAATTTCTTCCATACTTATTTTTTCATTTTTTTCTTCATCTTTAGGTTTTTCACCTAATTTATGACTATGTATTCTCTCATATATCTCCATATCCTCATTTCGTGTTCCACCATAAATTCCAACTCCGGGTGATTTAAATTGAGTTAAATTCAGAGGTTTTTCATCCTCTTGAATTACTGTTGGTTCATTTACAGCATCATCTTTAATTTGTTGTTCATGTGCTTCAGCTTCGGGATAAAATTCTGTATTGGGTTTAATATCAAAATTATTTTCAGGAGCAGCATTTTCTCTTATCATAGCATTTAACTCACTACCTTTTAATTTATCTATAAGTTCTTTCTCTTTGTCTAATTGTTGACTAATGTTAGCATGCATTTCAATTGTTTTTTCATTTACTTTCTCCATCTTTTTTTCAAGACTACTAGCATCATCATAATGTTTGAGATTTTTATAGGTTTTAGTATGACGATATCTTGGGTCATCGATAATAATTTCTAAAGTATCATTATTAAAAACACAATCTTCAAATGCCTGACCATCTTTAGCGAACCTTGCTTTAATTATTCTTATATTAGCAAAATTTGCTTCTTGTTGTGCTTGAGTTTTAGCAATAGACATAAAGAAATGTGCTTTTTGAATTCTTTTAATACTCCCACCACTTTGATGTGCTTCTACGAATTCTGAACCAAAACCTGAACGATTACTTTGAATTGCACTCCATGCTGGAATTTCGAAATCAGATGCTAATGCTTCAAAACCTTTTACAATAGTTAATTCAGCTTCATTTCTATCTGGTGATTTTTTATGTGATTCAAGACAATCAAGATAATCTAGTACAAGGATATTAAATTTAAATCCCCATTTCTTTTCGTAACTAATCATCCAATTACGAACATCTCTCATTGTCGTATCTTCTTGACTAAATCTCTTTATTATTAATCTACCTTTCCCTTCTAATGATTTTACTTTATCATGTACTATTTTCTTTATTCTAATATTCTCATCATCATCATCAATTTTACTTAATGCTGATTTAGACCAAATAGTATAGTGTTTACGTTTAATTTGGTCTTTAGTATCTTCGAAAATAATTTGTGCTACATTTTTTTCTTGTTCATATGCACTATTAGCAATAACTGTAAGTGCTGTTGATTTACCAACACCAGAAGGTGTAAGAATTATCCCTATTTCACCTTTACCTAAACCACCACCAGTTAATTCATCAATAACTTCAATACCTGTTGGTATAGTTTCTCTGAATTCTTTTCTCAATGCTTTATCAATACCTTCAGTAATTGATTCAGAATCATCATCTATTTCACCAATATGACTTATTTTTTGAAACTTTTCTTCAATAGCAGCAATTGTATGCTTATCTCTTATCCCACCGTTCTTCACTTTTTCCATAACGGTTTCAGCTAATTTACGATATTCCTGTTGTTTAATAAAAACATTGGTTGCTTTCTGAACAACATCACCATCATAAAGCATTTGCTTATTAATGATTCTTTCATTCCAGAGTTGAATTAGTTTAATAATTCCAAATAATGATTCTTCTTCAATTGGATTATTTGGAGTTTTAAATTTATTTATTGCTTGGTGAATACTTTGATTTTGAAGATTAGGAACTTTATCATATTCCCTATAATATTCAATCATAATTACAAATAACCGCTTTAAATTCGGGTTATCAAAATATTCTATTTCAAGTTCAGGTAATTTTTTCTCGGCAAATTCTGGCTCAACTAACAATTGCCACATAAGGCGTTGTTGAAATTCTGGTCCTAGATATGCTGTGAGTGTGTTTTCAATTTTTTCTGTCATTGTATAAAAATATGGGTATGAACTAAGACTTATTATTTAAGTCCTCTTAATAAAAATTGTCTTTTACCTATGGAAAGTTCTCTTATTTGAGTAATTGAAAGTCCTTTCATATTAATCAAATCATAATCATCCCACATATTTTTAATGTCATTCCGTTTAATTTTGTTTCTAATAATTTCCATAATATCAGATACTGTGTACATAACATCAAGAGAATGTCTAGCAACAGGATTAAACCCATCGACATAGAATTGTCTTTCTACGATAGGATTATTATTAATATATAATCCAATTTTACATTCAACACCCCTAATTGTTTTATCTTTAAATTTTCGAACAACAGGAATAGGAGAGTAACGCATAATATTTCTAAATTCTTCTGGATATTTAGAAATCATCATCTGGTGATATTTAAGTAAATTGTATGATTTTTCTTCAAAATCCGAATCTAAACCAACATCAAATATAACTTCATAACTTCTTCTCGATAAAACTTTTTGTAATTTTGTAATTGCACAAGGAAGAATATCTCTTATATCAATTGAATATCTTGTAAAAGGATTAAATTTATTAGCATCGAACATTACTTCACATAACAAAACATCGCCTTGAGTGAGTGAGAATTTAAATAAATTACTAAATTCATTTTCGTTCATTATTGTTATTTTTGATTATTACTGTCTATCACAAATATAGAGAGAATATTTTGAAATTAAAAGGAAATTATAATCTTCCTTTATTATTTTTATTATATTCTGTAAGTAATTCTTTCTCATTCATAATTACCGTATAAAATGGTTCAACATATTGTACGAAATTACTACCATAAACAGTTAAAAATTGGTCTTCATTCATCATCTTAACTAGATTAGCACTTCCCCTATCTTCAGGAGATAAGGGTAGTTCAAGTTGTTTAAGTTCTCCAACCGCCTCATCAGTAAGCATTGGTTCTCTAAGATTTACTAATTGAAAATTAGTTTTTAATCTTTCAATACCTTCAGGACTTATTAGATTTCCCAAGGCTTTTAATGGTTTCTTTTTATTTAAAACTCTTTCTTGATTGATTTCATCAGCACGTCCACATATTTCCCTTACTGTTAATTTTTTAAATTTTAATTCTGGAAAATGTTCTAACAATGTTTTCTCACCAACACCACCAACACCATCGATATTATCAGCACTATCACCACAAATAATTTTCATAATCAATGCATTACTATAATGATGTTTGAAATGCATCATATAATTTGATTTTGTAATTGGTTGGTCAATATTAGGGAAAATTATTGTGAGATTTAAGTCAAGTAATTGTGCAAAATCCCTATCATTTGAGTAAATAAAAATTTCTTCTTTATTATTATATTGTAAACAATATGCAGCGATAAGGTCATCAGCTTCCACATCATCAACCTCGATTTGTCTTAAAAATAATTCTTCACCATATGCCTTTATTCTTTGTCGCTGTTTAAGAAGTGATTCTTTCTTTTTATTTTCATTTCTGATTTCAGCAGCAGTCATTTCAATTCTCTTGCTCCATTCTTTGGTTTTACGATTTGCTTTATATGCCATATCTATTCTATGACGAAAAATACCACCACCTTCACCATCCCAAACCAACACAACTTTATTAATCATGTGTTCTTTAATCATTTTGCGAACAGTTGTTAAAAAAGAATATAAACCACCAATATGTCCGAAATTGGTGGTTTCTATATCTTTTGCCCCATGATATGAACGTTTTAAAAGATATGAACTATCAACTAAAAGTGTTCTAATTTTCATTTATTCAGCTTCTTCAACATTATCACTACTTCTTTCAATAATACTTTCTTCGAATGAAACATTTCCATCAGCATCCATTGGTTGAGATTTGAATTCAATATCATCAGCAGTTAAAGTATCATCATCAAATTTATTACGAAAATAAAGAATATGTTCTTTTTTATAAGCATTTTCATGGTCTTTATCACCATAAATAAACCCATGTGGTGTTGAAATTATTTTTCCTTCCAGAGAAATCCCACCCCATTCACCATCAATATGATTCTTAGCGATATTAACCTTATTTTCAAAACCATAATTCAAATCACGACCTTTACTGGTCGCACTTACTCTACGTGTTCCATGTGTAAGAACACCACCAAAATGATAAACCAATCTTGAACAATAATGAACTGCTTCACCACCTTTATGTTTAACAACTTTATTCATACCATCATACCAAATTTTCTGGACAGCAGCAACTGTTGTTGTAAATTCACAATCCACTTTACGAGTATTTGGTATTGCGTTATTTAGTAACGACATAAATGATTTTTCATAAGCACCAGCATTCCACTGATTATTATCATTTGTATCTTTTTCCAACGCATTAATTGTTTTAATACAATTTAATGTCCCAATTGAATCAATTCCAATAAATACATCACGTGGTAATTGACCACTTTTCTGCATATCAAGAAAATCATAAATAGCTTTCCCCATATCTTCAATAGCAGCTTCTTTTCTATTTTTATCTTCAAGAATACCATATTTTTCAAGAAGATATTTATTATTTATAAGAAGATATTCACCATCCCAATCAAAACCCATTAATGTTAATCGTTTATTCCCTTCATCAATATTGTTTTCAGTATCAATAATTATTGGGAAATCACCCATTTTTTGTGCATTAACAATTGAACGCATAAGTGCTGTTGATTTACCAGTATTAGTAAAACCACGAAAAAGTGTAACATATCCTCTTGGAATCCCGGGCATTCCAGTTGCTTCCCTTAAACCATCATCAATCGGAATCCATTTAAGTGGTTTTGATGGAATTTCTACTGCACCAATTTTCTTTTTGAAATTATCTAATGAGAAATTTTTTTTAGGTGTTGGTTTTCTTACCGCATTTGCGGGTACTTCTGTATTTTTCTTAGCCATAAATGTGTGTTTATTGGTTAGCTTAATAAGGGGAGACATAATCTCCCCTTATTTTAAACTTAATTATTACCTTTAGAATGGCAAATCATCATAATCATCATAATCATCAGGTTCATCTGATGAATCATCGACACTACCAACTGTTTCAGCTACAGGAGCACTAACAGTTTCTGCTACTGGTTCAATTGTTGTTGCAACTGGTTCAGTAGCTGTTACATTAGTATTTGCTTCAGCAGCAACTTCTTTACCAACATCACTTGCATCATCATTAAATTCACCTACTTTATCAGGTGTAATATTACTGATAGTAACACGTGGAAGTTCTTCGTTAACAACATCACTTGCTTGTTCGAAATTATCATCCTCACTATCAAGATTCATTGTACGAGTATTGGCTTTTTCTTCCAAATCTGGACGACCCGGGAATACCCAATGTTTATTCGTTTGGTCAGTATCTTCCCAATAAGGATTAACACCATCCGCAACAGACACTAAGAATTCATAAGGTGACATGTTTGGTGCTTGTTTTGGCTTAAATACGTCTCTCCAAATTATGTCATCATCAAGCCACGCTTGTCTAACTTGAGGGTCTTGATGAAGAAGTGATTTACCTTTAGCGGTAATTGCTGAAATAGCTTTGTAAACATGACCATTAAATTCACTATCAGTCATAATAATATTAAGGTCAGTACCATTTTCAGCACTTGAAAAGTCCGATTTTTGATTATCAACATAATCCTGTAGAATAGGAAGTAATTTATCAAGAGTTCCTTGATTCTTATAATTATGTTTAAATCTCCAAAATTTAACACCATCTTTTTCTTGTCCTTTGTCAATACCTCTTACAATATAGAATTTCTTAGCTTCCCATTTAATTGCTTCTTTGTAAATCAAATCGTTTTTCGCTTTAACTTTCAATTGGAATTCATTCATATTTTCCTTCTTAACCCCTTTAATTGATGGGTCTTGAGTCTTAATTAATTCCTTATATTTCGCACATAAAGGACAGGGTGCTGGAATCATTATTGGAGCACCATTAGTATCCAACATTTTTTCACCATTCGGGTCTAATTTAGGAACTTTTGGGTCGTTGTGAGCAGGACAATAAATTATTGTGCCATGCTTTTTCTTTCCACCTGCTGCATTACTAGTAACAGCATGGAAGAATGCTTCTTCTATGTATTTTTTACCTGCTTTTGGTGGGAGGATTCTGAAGGTCTCTTTTGTATTTCTAGGAACAAAATACTTTTTTAAGATATCTTCTCGTGATTTTCTACCTTGTTTTTGTGATTGTTTTTTCTGGTAGTCAGAAAACATTGATTTTAATTGTGACAAGTCTTCGCCTGTCTGTGTTTGTTTTTCCATTTCAATAAATTTTTACAGTAAAGTTATTTTTCAATTATAATTTATGCTACAAATATAGCCTTCATTCATCATAAATACAAGCAATTTTGAAAAAAATAGTAAGTTTTTTAATTAATTTGATAATAAATTGTCAGAAACCACAGTAAAGGTCAAAGTCTGTTTATTTTCGTAATAATTACCGTTTTTCATTCTGAGTTGCAATTTATATGTTTGTGGAATTAACCACGAAGTATCAAGATTAAAGTCATAACCAACATTTGTTCTATTAACTTTTGTGAATGGAATAACATCAATCTCATATTTTTCACCATTTGTTGTAAATAACCTATACTCTATCTCTAAAGGTATGAAATTATTTTGATTTGGGTATAGTTCTTTTATAGTTAATTTAATTTTTCTTACATTACCAGCACTAATGTTCTCTCCCTCTCCAATACCCCAGAAATAAAAGAAATAATTATCAAATTCAATATTTGATGGTTGGTCGAATGTATAATAATTGTTAGATGATATTAAATAAAAAGTATTTGTATGTTGAATTTCTCTGTTATTTATAACCAAATCCCATTCATCTCTGAATAATACTCCATCAGGATATAAATCTGAATCAATATTTAATGTAATTTTATAAATTCCTTTACTTACATGTATAATTGAATCACCTGATAATGTATCAATAAGATTTTCTTCAAAATCATAAATATTAACACTCTCTACTTCAATATTTTGTTCAATACCACCAACATTCACATATAAATATAAATCATTATCTTTATCAAGATAGAAGTAATTCCTATCGTCAGTAATGGTATCAATAGTAGTTGTTTCGATATAAGGTTCATACCAAGTATTAGTGTTTTTTGCGTGAAATGCTACTGCTTCTCTAAATTCTGTGGCTAATTCTTCAAGTTCATCTGGAAATTTAATCATTAAACCAAATGAGTCACC